AAAGCAAGCACAGTTTCATGAAGCTGGCGCAACTCACAGAGAACGCCTGCTTATGGCTGGTAATCAGCTAGGAAAGACGCTTAGTGCTGGTGCTGAAATGGCAATGCACTTAACAGGTCGCTATCCTTACTGGTGGAAAGGTAAGGTATTCGATAAAGGCATAATGACGTGGTGTGCGGGGGTGACTGGGGAATCTACCCGTGATAATCCACAACGCATACTTTATGGTGACTTGGGACGTGCTGGAACTGGCATGATACCGAAGAGCGCGATTAAAGACGTAACCAATAAGCGCGGAATACCTAACGCTATAGATACATTAGTTATATTGCATGGAGGCGGTGGTGATATTCAAGCCACAGAGTCTATAGCTGGATTTAAGAGTTACGACCAAGGACGTGAGAAGTGGCAAGGGCCAACACTTCATGCTGTATGGTTTGATGAAGAGCCGCCGCAGGATATTTATACAGAAGGCCTTACGCGAACTAACGTAGCAATGGGGCCAACAATGATTACATTTACGCCATTGCTTGGTATGTCGGATGTAGTTAAGCGTTTTCTGATTGATAAAGTGCCTGGCACTCATGTAACAGGAATGACAATTGATGATGTGGCACATTATAGCGATGAGCAAAGAGCTGCAATTATTGCCAGTTACCCGGCGCATGAACGTGAGGCACGCGCCAAGGGAATCCCTACTATGGGTTCTGGTAGAGTTTTCCCGATTGAAGAAGAGTTTATTAAAGTTGAGCCTTTTGTAATCCCTGACCATTGGGTACAAATTGGAGGCGTTGACTTTGGATGGGATCATCCTTCTGCAGGAGTTAATATGGCATGGGATAAAGACACGGATACGCTTTATTTTACCAAAGCATTTAGAGCGCGTGAGAATACACCATTAATGTTTGCTAGTGCGGTTAAAGGATGGGGAGCTTGGTTGCCTTGGTCATGGCCTCACGATGGATTGCAACACGATAAAGGGAGCGGTGAGCAGCTTGCCAAGCAGTATAAATTGCATGGATTGAATATGTTACCTGAACGCGCTACATTTACAGATGGCTCTAACGGTGTTGAGGCTGGTATATCTGAAATGTTCGATAGAATGCAAACAGGAAAGCTAAAAGTATTCAGCAATTTAAATGATTGGTGGGAAGAGTTTAGGATGTATCATCGTAAAGACGGATTAATCGTTAAAAGTGGTGATGACCTAATGAGTGCGTCACGTTATGCTATGATGATGCGTAGATATGCTAAGACTAAATTACGTAAGTTGCCACAATTAGACAGAAGTGGTGATGGCGGGTGGATGGGATAGAATGGAACAATTCATACCTAAATGGGCTGAGAAAGCTCTTGAGAAGTCGCAGAAGTTTACGCTAGAAGAGATTAACGCAGCACGCGACCCATTACAAATGAATGTGCAGGTGATAGTTAAACGCGAAACGATAACACTAAAGGGTAAGAAGCATGGAAAAAGATAAGGTGAGCGAGGCGATAGAATTCATGAATTTAAGCGTAGAGGCTGATTCAGACAATCGCGCTCTTGCCATGATTGACCTAAAGTTTAGATATGGTGAGCAATGGCCTCAATATGCTATTGAATCTCGTGGACTTGATAGACCACAGCTTACCATCAATGAAATGGATAGCTACATACGTCAAGTAACAAACTCACAACGCCAGCAACGCCCTCGTATTAAAATTCACCCAGTCAATGATTATGCCGATGTAAAGACAGCTAAAGTATTAAGCGGATTAATGCGCCACTTTGAAGTTAACTCTGACGCTGATAATGCCTATGATACAGCCTTTGACTTTGCTGCTACTATGGGTATTGGCTATTGGAGCATATCGCATGATTATATTCGTTCAGATACACGTGAGCAGGATATTTTCATCAACACCGAAGACAATCCGTTTTCTATCTACTTTGACCCACTGAGCGTGCTACCTGATGGTTCTGATGCTGAAAGAGCATTGAAGTCGGTAATGGAGAAGCGAACTAAATTCAAACGTGAGTTCCAGGGTGCTCAAATGTCTGATTTTAATGAAACTGCTACAGGCGACTCTAACCCTGATTGGGCAACTAAAGATGAAATCAGGCTAGCTGAGTATTACTTCATCAACAAAAAGCCTACTAAGCTAATCTACTTATCTGATGGCTCTGATATGTTTGAGAGCGAACTTCCACCATTTACGATACTGGAAAAGGCTGGAATAACTGTAGTTGGTGATAGAGCAAGTCATAAACGCGAAGTAATGTGGAGGCTTCAGACTGCTAGTGAAATTTTAGACGAGAAGAAACTGGCATGGAACTGGATACCTATTGTGCCCGTCTACTGGACGCGCGTTAATATGGATAACAAGATATTGCGTCAAGGCATGGTTCGCCCAGGTATGGATAGTCAGCGCATGATCAACTTCTGGCAAACGTCTATTACAGAATCAATCGCACTCGCTCCTAAAGCTAAATGGCTGCTTGCCGAAGGTACTGACGAAGGCCATGAGAATGAGTTCAAGAATGCTAACTTATCAGCCAGTCCAGTATTGAGATACAAGCAAACCGACATTGAAGGAAATCAAGCACCAGCTCCACAACGCATTCAGCCAGAGCCTCCACCAGCAGGAAGCATTGAGGCGGCATTATTGGCTAATCAAAACTTACAGCGCGTAATGGGAATATTTGACCCTAATATGCAAGAAGGCCCAGCCAAGTCAGGTAAGGCTGTGAATGCAGAACGTAATCAATCTGAGAATAGCAACTTCCACGGCTATGATAACTTAACCCGCAGCTTGAAACATACCGCACGAATCATACTATCTGGCATACCCAAGATACTAGATGTACCCACTACTCGCCGCATCATTGGTGAAGATGGCACGCCTGAGCTTGTCCAGTTAAATAGCCCACAATCCGGCACAGATGACCAAGCAATAAGCAAGATACTCAATGATGTTCGCGTTGGTGAATATGATGTAGTAATGGATACTGGCCCGGGCTACGATTCTAAACGCTTGCAAGGTGTAGACTCAATGATGCAATTGATGAATACGCCTATTGGTGAAAAAGTTGCGCAAGTTGGTGATGACTTGATTGTGCGTCACATGGACTTTCCGGGTGCTGATGTATTGGCTGATAGATTAGCCGCATCAAATCCATTATCACAGATTGACGAAAAGTCAGAGATACCTCCACAGGTTCAAATGCAGCTTAAACAAGCGCAGCAACAAATACAGCAATTAACTCAACAGCTACAAGCGGCAGGCCAAGAGATTAAATCACGTCAAAGCATCGAGCAAATGAAACAGGACGGTGCAACTAAACGTACATTGATGCAAGAGCATGGCAAAGCGCATAGCGATGAAATTTGGTCTCAAGAAGAAGCTCGCCAAGTTGATATTGAAACACATACTCAGGCGAATGAAGCAGCTTTAAATTATAAGCGTGCGCTCGATGTAGAAGAGATACGCGCTAACCTAGCTTTATTATTAGCTAAGATGAGTGAGAAAGAAGAAAAGAAAGCTGAAACTGATTCAGATAGATTAGCAATAGAATAACCGTACCTGACGGAATCAGGGCAAATCCCAAGGGAGTTAAACCATGAGTGAAACAGTAGAAGGCGTTGTAACATCAGTAACAGCAGTACCAGAACATCACGCCAAGCGCACAGACATTATCTCGGTTGATTCATCTAACTTTGATAAATTCGTTGATGATAAGATGGGCATTAAGCCTATTGATGCTGAAACAGTCGCAGCTAAAGAAGCAGAAGTAAATCAGGCTGAAGTGGAATCTGCTAAGAAAGACGAAGAAGACCCAACTCATGATGTAAGCGAACTAGGCGAAGAAAAGAAAAAAGGTATCAATGAGCGATTTAGCAAACTATCAGCCGCTAAACGTGCCGCCGAAGAAGTAGCAGCAAAGGCCACAGAGTCAGCAACTAAATCAGCAGAGCGTCTAGCACAGCTTGAAGAAGAAGCTAAAGAGCTACGCGCACTAAAAGACAAGTATGAGCCTGTTAAGACTGAGGCAGACCCTAAACCGCACCCGACACAGTTTACCGATATTGACGAATACTCAAAAGCTCTTGAGGATTGGACAAAAGAAACAACCAAAATTGAGCTGGCTAAAGAAGCTAAAGACAATGCTGAAAAAGCATCACGCGATAACGTAACTAAAACATGGCAAGCACGCCAAGATGCATTCAAAGCTGAAACTACTGATTATGCCGAAGTAGTTAACGGAGCAGACTTACAGATATACAGTGCATGCGGTGATGCTATTATGGAATCTGATGCTGGCCCAGAGATTCTTTACCACTTAGCAAAGAATCCAGAGCTAGTCGAAAAGATGAAAGGCATGAGCATTCCTCGCGCATTGGTAGAAGTAGGTAAACTTGAGGCTAAGTTTGGCGGTGAAGAAAAGACAGCAACTAAGCAAGTCAAAACGGTAGAAGTCTCAAAAGCACCAGAGCCGATTAAACGAATTAAGTCAGGTTCTGGCATTGAGCTATCTAAAGTTGATAGCAACGGTGAGTTTCAAGGTACTTTCGAAGAGTTCAAAAGATTGCGCCAAGCAGGGAAACTATAAATAGCTTGACAGACTAAATACAATCAATTAAATTAAACCATAACGTAATGGTAGTAACCGAATAGTTACGCAATAACTCGCATAATCAGCGTAAAAGATGCCAATCCTAGAAGCTCTCTTGATATTTAAGAGCATGTTGCAAGTAGACATACTTTTTTAATTCAAGGAGCTTTATCATGAAATACCTAAATAACCTGTTTTACGTTTTATTCATCAACTATGCTACCCGTATGGGCTTCATGTTTGGCGCAACCGACACAATCCTAACGATGTCAATGGTGACTAACGAGTCATTGATGGTTTTAGAGAATGAAACCGTATTTGCTCAAGGTGTAAATCGTACATACGATGACTCTTTTGGCATTGATGGCGCAAAAATCGGGGATACATTGAAT